CGACACCGAATTGGCCGAAACGCGTATGCAGTTGGTCGAGATGTTGGACGGCGTGACCGCTGACGGTCTACGCGACGATGCCTACTTACGGCGGGAGACCAAGCGTAAGGTCGATGACCTTATCAACAACCTTCCATCATTAATGTAGAACGAAATCGGTAGGGGTGGGGTAAGACCCACCCCGTATACCGGCGGAAAGTCACCCACCGGTACCAACAACCCAGTAACAGGAGAAAGAAGTTATGTCGTTAAGTGATAAGAACTTTTTAGGCGACAGTACGGAACGTGAAGGAATGAGCTATCAGACCGCCTTAAAGATCATGGACATGGTGGTCAGTGCTTACCTCAAAAGTGAGTTCGTTAATCCAGACGAGAAGGAAGTCACGGAAGCCTACAATAAAATTCGCAACGGTTAGTCCTAGGACTAACAAAATAACTGGTATCAAGGAGAAAGAAATTGGCAAATTCAGCAACAAGTATGTACGCGATGGGCATTGATGAGGTCGTAAATGCGATAATAGAAAACGGCCACGAACAGACGGTCATCGTGGAAGGCGACATAGGGAGCGGCAAGAGTTCTATGTTAGATATACTTGCCAAAACACTACCGACACACACCCCCTGTGAATTCGACTGCACCACCAAGGACCTTGGTGATATGCAGTTGCCCAAGATGAAAGACATAGAAGGCAACGACTACGTACGGTTCGCGCCGAATGAGGAGTTGGGTATACACCTCAACAAGCCGGTCATAGTAATGTTTGACGAGATCGGTAAAGCTAACCCCGCCGTTAAGAACGCCGCCAACGGTATCATGTTGGGGCGGCGGCTGGGTACGAAACATCTACACCCTGACAGTATAGTGTTCGCAACCACCAATCTAGGCGCGGAAGGTGTGGGAGACTTGTTACAGCCACATTCGCGTAATCGGGTTACGGTGGTGCGTATGCGTAAGCCGGATAATATGGAGTGGATAGAATGGGGGATTGAGAATGGCATCGACCACACGCTCTTGGGTTGGGCGAAAGATAACCCGCAAATATTCGCAAGTTTCGAAAATATCGAAGACCCCGATGAGAACCCCTACATCTTTCATCCCAGAGCAGTTGGAAGGGCAGCGTTTGTTACACCCCGGTCGCTGGAAGCGGCGTCCGGTTGGCTCAAAAAAGGGGAAAAGATAAACAGTCACTCTATGACCGCGCTGCTGATGGGTACTATAGGCGACCGTGCGGCAATGGACCTGATGGCGTTTGTCAATCTGGCGGATCAGTTACCGTCACTCGACAGCATCAAGAATGATCCCATGAACGCAAAGGTTCCCGATAGTGCAGCCGCCGTGTGCATGGTGGTCTACCGCACGCTCGTAAACATTGAGCGTGGTTGGGTATCGGCGTGGATGAAATACCTTGGGCGTCTTAATACCGAGGCTCAGGGCATGTTCGCTAATGGTGTTCGTGCCAAGAAATACTCGAAACAGTCGATGGTCATGACGAACCGCGACTTCACCGAGTGGGCGCGGGTGAACAACTATATGTTCGCCGCGGACAAGGTTTAACTAGTTAGTCTTAGGACTAACTTCTTATGGGGTGGGGTAAGACCCACCCCAAAACTGAGGAAAATCAATATGTTAGCACTTGGTAATAACAAGTTATCTCCGCAACAACGGCTTGATAAGGCTGTGGTTGCCATAATGGGTAATGAAAAGTACCGCGCGCTAGCCGGTATTCTTATGATCGGAGGCCGGTCGATTAAGGGTGATGTACCCACAGCGTGTACCAATGGGCGTGATGAGATGTACGGCCATGACTTCGTGGATACGCTGACCGACGCCGAATTACGTTTCGTGGTACTGCACGAAAGTTTCCACAAACTATACCGACACCTGACTACGTGGGAGTGGATGTGGAAAGAAGACGCGGACCGCGCAAACAGGGCGTGCGACTACGTTATCAACCTACAGATACGGGATGAAAATAAAGACGGCTTCGCGGTCATGCCCGAATGCGGTCTTATAGATGACAAGTACAAGGGCATGAACGCCGCGCAGGTATACAAATCACTGGAAGGTGAACCACCCGGCGGCGGAAGCGGTGGAGGTAGCGGCTTCGATGAGCATGATTGGGAAGGTGCCAAGGAACTGACCGACGCCGAACAGCGTGACCTAGAACGTGACATTGATGAGGCTATACGGCAAGGCGCATTGATGGCGGGTAAATTAGGCACGGGTGCAGAACGTGACTTGTCGGATCTTCTCAAGCCTCAAGTAAACTGGAGAGAAGTAATGCGTGAGTTCGTTACGTCTACGTGCTCGGGTAGCGACTATTCCACATACCGACGACTTAACCGGCGTTACGTAGCGTTAGACTTACCCATGCCCACCGGCATAACCGAGACTGTCGAAGGTATCGTGGTCGCGGGTGATACATCTGGTTCGATTGGTCAACGGGAAATGTCGGTAGTAACCAGCGAGGCCAAGCACTGCTTCGATGCCGTTAAACCGGATTGGGTACGTATGCTGTACTGGGATACCGAAATCGCAGCCGATGAAAAGTACGCCAACGCCGAATTGGATAATTTTGTTAACACCACCAAGCCGCGTGGTGGAGGTGGTACCGATGTTAGCTGTGTCCCGCCCTACATGCAGGAACATGGCATCAACCCGCAAGCCGTAATCATAATAACTGACGGACATCTTTACCGTGGGTGGAGTCAGTGGTCGCATCCAGTCCTGTGGGTAATCATCGATAATGAAAATGCCAAGCCTGACTGCGGCAAATACATTCACGTAACCAGCGAAGAACTTAGGAGGTAGAGCTATGGGTAGAAATACGAGTAGGACGGATCGTCTGTGCATCCCCTTTATGGGTCAAATACACATACCATCAGATAAAAAGCTGCCGAAGGCAGACCTACCGTGCAGGGTGTGCGGTAGGATTTTCAAAACCGATGACGGTTTGACCCATCACATGAAAAACAAACATGGAGATAAGTTATGAGTAATAGCGAGGTGGTTGTTTTTCAGTCGCACTACAAATTAAAGAACGGCAACTTCGCAATGGTGTGGAGTTGCCCTAACTGCTACGCGGATATCTACCAAGGGTTTGATTGCGGGTATGAGTCCGCCGTGGAGTGCGGTACTTGCCCCGCCTGTTGGAAAAAGGTTGGAGATAACTCGTGACGGTAGCTGTCATCAAGATAACCGTAATCGTGGCGTTCGTATTGTGGTTATGCACCATGATCGCGCTAGTCGATATGTTCCTGTGGATTTTAAATAGTTAGTCCTAAGACTAACAAGACAACTGGTATCAAGGAGAACCCGGTTATGAAACTCAACATCTTTAATGATGTAGCAAAACGGTACAGTGAAATCAAACCGTTGGTTAGTAAGTACCACACGCTAAAAGATGACATTCGTCCGATAGCTGATCGTCGCAGAAAGCACCAACGGATAGAACGTGTTAGTAGCAATAAGTATATTCTGCGCGATACATTACCAATGAAAAAACCTAACAACTATGGCCCGTGGTACGAAAACTACCTAGAACTCGCCGTAGAACGCCCACCGATTACGTGGGAGACATTACATGATGAAAAGGGAAACCTAACATACGAACAAATTACCGTACGTGGCGGCATAACCCACAGTCACGATACATCTAGATATAACTTCTTACGTGAATACCTACCTTACGGCATGTGCTTCAACTCAGGATCAAGACATTTCATTCGTCACAATGTGGTTGGTGTCGAGAGAGGTGTTACAGTTGGCAGCGAAGAACTTAGGAGGTCGTCCACTGACAAATACGTGGATAGATATATACCACGCCCAGAATACCGGTGGCGTAGTTTTGGTAGTACCACCACCGAACCCGAACCCGACTACCTACTTTACTTCCGTCGCAAAGATAAATGGCCGGTTGGGGTTTGGGATTTCGCCGGTCCGTTCTGGCCCGAACCCAAAATACGTATAGATAAACGCAAGAAGAAATCCCTCAAGCCGCACATAGACGCATTCTATGAGTGGATGTGCATCGTTGGCCCGATGATGCCGTATGACGATTGGGATTACCGGGAACGTATGATTACCGAAATAAACGAGTATAAGCGTGGCGGGAGCTACCCTGGAGCCTTACAGGACCTCAGTATGTTACCCGCAAGGCTTGCAACAGAGATTGTTATGGATTACAATCATAAACTAAGAACACACCTCGCATGGCACTTCTTAGCACAAACAGACATAAGGGGGGTTGATACTCAAGAAGCCAAGCGTAAATTCCGAAATGATTTTAACCGTAGAGCAAACAACACGTTTGATCTGCAATACACAGAGATGGTCCAAGGAGAACTAAAATGACATTCGCTCAATTAGTTGAAGATTGCGAAAGTATGCCCGAAGATAGCATACGCACCCATGCCGAATTGCCGATGGAACTCAAAATGTTCGCTGCACGGGTGAGGAAACTTTACCCTCGTGTTGAGTTCAGTGTTTATGCTAAACACGGATATAAGAACTTATTGGTGTACCACCCGAATAAACCACTGTGCATGGGGTGGATCGGTTTTGGCGACTACACCAACTCAGATAGAGATTCTGGGCGTAAGTATGTTGTGTTTTCCGAAAATATAGCAAACTACCAATACGCGTCACACTCATGGCAACGGCACATTACGTCATCAGGCAATTTAGATCAGGCAGTTAAGAACGTCAGTAGGTATCTGCGAGACTACTCTATGGAGGGTGTAGCTCAAGTACTGTCGAGGGAAGCAATCAGCGAATGGCATAAGGAGAAAAACGACAGTAAGAATGAGATATCTTCCGCGTTTGGCGCCCTACGTTATGACGATGATTTGCGTGATGAACTTATTCGGCTACATGCCGCGGACCATATGTTCATTACTGAAAAGCTGCAACGTAAGGTAGATGAACTCGCCGCCGCTTATGATATGGAACGTGACGCCTCTAAATATAGACTAAATCGTGTGTCAATGGTCTGTGTTACCTCTACCTTACGTGGCGAACAAGTTTTCGAGGTATGTACGGTGCCAGATATCACAGGGTTCAAAGGTGGATGTAAATTCATAGCGGAACAAACATACACCGAAAACGAATTACCAGAAGATTTGAGGGATAAGCTGAGCGTTCTAAATATTACCGAGAAGGAACAGTTCGTGCCGGGCGTGGGATATAAGCTCACAGATGGTATACTGTTTGTAGCACGGGGAGAAGTTGCTCAGTGACCGAATACTTCGATCATAAGATATGCAGGGTGTTAGTTCGCAATGACGGCACCGTGTGTATCTTATGTGTCGGGGGCATCGACGCTCCTGATATTAGTGGCGCTTATTCGGGGGTCAACGAACTACCCGGTTGGGTGCAGGATAAACTCGCGGTGCTTATGATTTGTGACCCTACACCACCGACAAAACAAGTAAATGGTGTGGGCAGACGCATAAATAACAATACATTCTGGATAGATGTTGATGGGACAATACCGCCCGATGTCAGGGTTGGTATTGGTAACTTAAATAACCTACAGAAACTAACTTTATAGTCGATACCAGTTTTTACGAAACACTGGAGGTAGCTATGAACCAAAAGACCAAACCACTTTCGGATTTTACAGTCTGCCCTTGGTGTGGGGCGCACACAAGATTGGAATTTGTACATAGTCACTATGAGTGTACGGCTTGTCATAGACCGGTAATGGATTGCTGCGATGGAGAAGCAGCGTGTAATACGGAGGAACAAGAATGAAACTACACACAACCGATGAGGCTTTCGATAAGGCTCACGAATTGGTTTCTGGTAGGAAATCCAACATCACTGTAAAGCGGTCTATGTTTATGAACCTACTGATGGATCATTCCTCAATGGTAGGGAAGCTACAGGACCACGGAGAAAAGCTAGAAAAAGGGCGGCGTGCTAAATGAACGATTACAACATCAAGGCTATTCCGACGCGCTACAGCGGTATCATGTTTCGGTCGCGCCTAGAGGCGCGATGGGCTGCGTTCTTCGATCTCATGGGTTGGCAGTGGCACTATGAACCGTTCGACCTTGGTGGTTGGTTCCCTGATTTTTTAATTGAGGGCAACCGTCAAACCTTGGTCGAGGTCAAACCTTTTTTGCAGTACGACCAGCCGACAATTGACCGCATTTGTTCCGCAGTAAAACAGGCGCGTTTAGACAAAGAAGTACTGCTTCTCGGCCCCGGCCTATGCGAGAAAAAAGCAGAAAACGATTATGGTTTTGTATCGCTGGGGCTTTTGGGGTCCGATGATCCTGATTATTTTGTGCCAGCCGTCTTAGTTGCCGCCGATAGATTGAAAGACCCCGTGAGCAATAAATCATACTCACCGGGACTGAACGGCGACTTCTACCATGAAATTGATTATTGGGGTTGCCGTGTCAGCGGATTTTATCATGGCGATGAGGTCTGGAACCATTTAATGCAAATGCACGCAGCACGCGATTACTGGGGCAAGGCGTCAGCGGCAGTGCAGTACAAGCCTCGCGATTACAGAGCGACGGCTACGGAAGTTCTGGCCAACCCCCACACAGTCCCTAGACGAAAGAAGCGACGAAAGTCCAACGTAGCATTACTTGAAAGGAACAAACAGGCGCTTGCTGAACACAATCAGTTTATGGGGCAGTTGAGCGAAAAGGAAAAATTGCTGTGGATGGAACACGCAGACAAATTCACAAAGATGATAATGGATCAGGACCACGGAGAAAAGCTAGAAAAAGGAAAGGTAAAGTAACGCATGGCACAGAAAGTTGTTCACACGTATTCAAAGAAGACGCCCGCACGACGCCGAAAGAAAGTCAGACCGTTGAACCACCGTAAAAGTTTAGGGGCTAGGTCGGCATTTGCCGGGATCAACAAACGCAAAAGAGGTCAAGGATGAAGAAGCGATGGCAGAAATGGACAAGCTCAGAATTGGAGAACTTTTTAGACGACTACAAATCAGGGGAGCCTATCGAAGTTTTGGCTACGAAGTATGACAGGTCGCCGAATGCTCTCAGACAACAATCCGCTAAAGCGCACGTATACCGGACTGTCGAAGCGTTATCGCGAGTACGTAATGAAGCGCGGCTGGGCGATGGGTCAAAGACCGGACCAAAAAAATTGGAATTCCGAGATGGCTAACACGCCAGAAGGTAGGGTTAAACGGGTAGTCACCAAGCAGCTAAAAGAACTTGGTGCATACTACTTTTTTCCTATGACCGGGGGCTATGGTAAAAGTGGTGTTCCAGATATAATAGCCTGTTACAACGGTCATTTTTTTGGGATAGAATGTAAAGCTGGTAAGAATAAACCCACAGCCCTACAGGAAAAGAACTTACGTGACATAAAGGAAGCAGGGGGGCGTTCGTTTGTTGTAAACGAGGAGAATATGTATGCGATCACCGCGGTAATGAAGAACGCCACAGCATGATAACATCTATTTCGCGCGGGCTTTGGGTGTGTTTCCCTGCGCGACGACTAAGCGGATGAGAGGTCGTAAAAAAATCCTTCCGCAGTGTTAGGTCGGCGGGTTTCAAGTCTACAGGTTTCGTTTGTCACTTGTAGACGGACCTCCCCCGCGATGCTGACACCGGAGAAACACGTTACGTTAGACCCCGCTGTAGACCATGATAATGTTCCTAATGAGGGGTACTGTTCTTGGTCTACAGCGGGGCATCTCCGAGTTAGTCCTAGGACTAACAAACATAACAAAATAAGGAATTCACAGGATGTCCGATAATATATTAAAGTTCCCAGAACGTAAGAAAGACCCTTTTGGGATAGTTCGTACTAAGGAAGATATAAAAAAGCTGAATAAGGCTATCGAAGAAAAATGCAGGTTCATAGAGCAGGAAGCGGAGAGGGAAAGTACCACGGTATTAGCCTTACCTTGCGGCCACAGAGAAGCACATATCATGGAGAGCGGAGATATAAAGTGTGCGGAGTGCGGTAAGAGCCCCATCAAAATAGTTTACGAGAAGACCGAAGACGGCGGGAAAGAGTGGTATGAGGTTCCTATTGTTATATGGGGTGTTGTGGACCCTGACGATGTTGATATAGAGAACACAACCCTCGTTAATCCTAACCCAGAGGTTAGTTAGATGGCAGAACAATTGGAGTTACCTTTATGGGATACGCCGGATAAAGAACCGCGTGTTCGCGAGCGGTCAGTCATACTACGTACGGCAGAAGAATACATCACGAAGCAGCGCGCTCAAGACTATGGTGACATGAGTACAAATTTTGCTGTCATAGGTAAGTACTGGTCAACACACTTAGGTGTAGAGGTAAGCAGCGAAGATGTTGCTGTTATGATGGCGTTGTTAAAGATAGCTCGTGTAAAGGCTAATTCTTCTACCAAAGATAGTTTCGTAGATGGGTGCGGGTATCTGGCATTGGCGGGGGAATTAGCCGAACTCAAAAACAGGTAGGGATGAATGGACCTGATAACATTAGATTTCGAGACGTATTACGATAAAAAATATTCACTGTTAAAGATGACCACAGAGGAGTACATCAGGGACCCCCTCTTTGAAGTTATAGGAGTGGGGGTCAAGGTCAACAACAACCAAACGGAGTGGGCTAGTGGAACGAACGAGCAGATCAGACAATTCTTACAAACATTCAACTTCCAAACGTCTTGTGTACTTGCTCATAACACCATGTTTGATGGTGCTATTCTTGCTTGGCATTATAATATTAATCCTAGGTTTTATACCGATACTCTGTGCATTGCCCGTGCTGTGGACGGGGTGGAAGTTAGCGGAAGTCTTCGGGCGTTGGCTGAAAGGTATCAGCTTGGTGCTAAGGGAACAGAAGTCACCGCCGCAATCGGTAAACGTAGGGATGATTTCACCGAAGAAGAATTGTCATATTACGGAGACTACTGCATAAACGATGTAGACTTAACTTATGACCTATTCAGAAAAATAGGTAGGGGTTTCCCCAAACAGGAGCTTCGGCTTATTGATCTAACGCTGCGAATGTTTATAGACGCAACATTGTTGTTAGAACGTGCCCTGTTAGAAGAACGTCTTGTGGAAATACGTAACCACAAAGATAGTTTATTAAACTCCGCCGGAGTGGACAAAGACGACCTTATGAGTAACCCTAAGTTTGCTGCGTTACTTGAAGGTGTAGGTGTTGATCCGCCTATGAAGATAAGTCTGACCACTGGCAAAGAAACCTTCGCTTTCGCTAAATCTGACGAAGATTTTATGGCTTTACGAGACCACGAAGACGTTAAGGTTAAGAACCTCGTAGAAGCCCGACTAGGTAATAAAAGTACGCTAGAGGAAACTAGGACGCAGCGATTTATAGATATATCGAAGCGTGGTCCGTTACCCGTACCGGTGAGATACTACGCTGCACATACAGGTAGATGGGGTGGAGATGATAAGATCAATCTGCAGAACCTACCAAGTAGGGGGTCTTCTGGTAAGAAGTTAAAGCGTAGTATATTAGCTCCCCCATCGTGCTCCCTAATCGACGCCGATTCCTCCCAAATTGAAGCGCGTATACTTGCATGGCTGGCTGGACAGACTGATCTTACACAGGCTTTTGCCGCTGGTGAAGACGTATACAAAAGTATGGCCGCACGTATTTACGGTGTAGCTGAAACCGATGTGTCTTCCGAACAACGATTTGTCGGAAAAACTACAATATTGGGGGCTGGTTACGGCATGGGCGCGGTGCGCTTTAAGGATCAATTAGGTAGTTTTGATCCCCCCGTAAATATAAGTATATCAGAAGCACGCAAGGCTATTAATACCTACCGTGATACTAACTGGCAGATCACTAGGTTATGGCGCGATGCCCAACAAACCCTAGTCAGTATGTACAACGGTGATGCCGGTTCGTTGGGCGTTAACGACCTTATAAATATTGCGGGGCGTAAATTCCTGACCCTCCCATCTGGGTTACGTCTACGATATGACGGGCTTGTGAACTATAAAACGGATATGGGGGAACAATTTGAGTATAGAACACGGCGAGGCATGACGAGAATTTACGGTGGGAAGGTCATAGAGAATGTATGCCAAGCACTAGCACGTTGCGTTATTGGTGAACAAATGTTAAGAATAGCCAAGAAATATAAAGTTGTGCTAACCGTTCATGACTCTGTGGTTTGCGCTGTTCCAGATAGTGAAGTCGCTGAAGCCAAAAAATACATGGAGGAATGTATGCGTATCATACCTGATTGGGCGGAAGGATTACCTCTGGATTGCGAGGTGGGTGTGGGCAAATCATATGGAGATTGTGAATGACAAGAGAAATAGATGTAAAAGAAGAAATCAACGATGAGTGGGTTAAACTACTAAATCACATAGAAAAAAATTTTCCCGATGATTATAAGACCCTGCGACAATTGATTGAAATATCAGGTGAAACCCCGAAACAATTATTTGAGCAGGGGTATCGTAGCGGATGGAATGGCGCAACTGCTATTATTAAGGAGTCAGTACAACCAGCGCAGCAAGTTCACTAATGAGTATAACCCCGTGGTCATACAGCCGTATCAAAGCGTTTGAACAATGCCCGAAACAATTCTACCACATGAAAGTGGTTAAGGATTATGAGGATCGTGTTACTGACGCGATGCTTTATGGTACATCGTTCCACACCGCTGCCGAAGAATATGTTCGTGACGGCACCCCTATGCCAGAAAGATTTGATTACGCGGTGTCTGCCATAAATAGCCTTATAGATAAAGAAGGCGATAAGTTATGCGAATATAAATTAGGTCTCGACGAAGAGCTGGAGCCTTGTACCTTTTCTGATAAAGATGTTTGGTTTAGAGGTATAGCTGACCTGATAATAGTAGATGACGATCTGGCGTGGGTGGTAGACTACAAAACAGGTAAGTCTGCGCGGTACGCGGATACAGGTCAGTTAGAGCTTATGGCTTTAGCAGTATTTAAACACTTCCCCGAAGTTAATAATGTTAGAGCCGGGTTGTTGTTTGTGGTATCTAAAGACTTGATTAAGAGTTCATATACGCGAGACCAAGAAAGTACTTTATGGGATAAATGGCTTACTTCATTTAACCGTATGAAAGAAGCGTATACGAATGATTACTGGAATGCCAAGCCGAGTGGCTTATGTAGGCGACACTGCGCTGTAGTCGAATGCGCGTATAACGGTAGGAATTAAATTATGGCATACACCAAATCAAAACGTCCCTACAAAAAAGAATACCAGAAGCAGAAAGCTAGAGGCGAACATCCTGACAGGATGGAACGGCAACGGGCTAGAAGGGCGCTCGACAAGAAAGGTGTATCCCGTAAGGGTAAGGATGTTAGCCATAATAAATTGTTGAGCAGAGGTGGCTCCAATAAGGATGGTTACAAACTAGAAAGCCCCGGCAAGAACCGTAGTCGAAACGGTAAGAGGAAAAAAAGTGTCAAACGTAAAACCTAAGAAGAAGAACAAATTCACTAAAAAACTATCTGACACAGACGAGAAAACCCAAACCCACACACCAAACACCCGTAAATGCCTATCGTGCCTAAAAAAATTTGAAAGTTCGTGGATTGGCGAACGGATTTGCAAAAGGTGTAAGAACACAGATATGTGGAGGAGCGGTGCGCTCTAACCTACGAACAGAATAAAGCGCGTTTAACAGAAAGGAAATTTCCCGGCCTCGCGCTTTAGCTGGGGTGGGACTTCCCATCTCACCCCAGCACCCCCATTATTCACCAGTACAGGAGAACTCAGTGCAAATAATAAAAGATAAAGCACTCCTACTTAAACTAAAGAACCCCGAGACTGTAACAAATAACATACCAAAAAGTAGTATAGTGGGAGACAATGGAGTTCTTGTGAGCTGGGGTTTACAAGAAGCACACGCACTTAACAGCCTTAATATAAAAGCGCCCTCACCGATAACCGCGCAGTATAATTGGCCGGGGCAACACAAACCGTTTGACCACCAAAAAACAACATCAGCCTTTCTCACTCTTAATCAACGAGCGTTCTGCTTCAACGAACAGGGAACAGGTAAAACGGCATCCGCCATATGGGCGTCTGATTACCTTCTAAATAAGGGTGTAATAAATAGAGTTCTGGTGATCTGCCCACTGTCGATTATGGACAGCGCGTGGCGTGCAGATTTATTCACGTTTGCTATGCACAGGTCTGTGGATGTTGCGTACGGCCCCGCCGAAAAACGTAAACGTATAATAGCGAATGGTTCTGACTACGTGATAATAAATTATGACGGTGTTGATATAGTGTCCGACGTGATTAAGGAAGGTAATTTTGACCTTATAATCGTGGATGAAGCAACACACTATAAGAACGCGCAGACTAAGCGGTGGAAAACTCTCAATAAACTTATTAACCCTAATACATGGGTGTGGATGATGACGGGTACACCCGCTGCACAAAGTCCCGTTGATGCCTACGGTTTAGCCAAGATAGTAAACCCTACAAAGACACCACGGTTTTTTGGTTCGTTCCGCGATATGGTTATGTACAAGGTATCTAATTTTAAATGGATACCGAAAGAAAGCGCAACGGACACAGTATTTAACATGCTCCAACCCGCCATCCGGTTCACCAAAGCGGATTGTTTAGACCTGCCAGATATGGTGTACGCAAAACGTGAAGTGGAGATGACCAAGCAACAAAAGAAATATTACGGAGAACTAAAAAAATACATGGTCTTGCAAGCAGCGGGCGAGGAGATAACCGCCGTAAACGCCGCTGCCAATATGAACAAACTATTGCAGATATCCTGCGGGGCCATATACACCGACAAAGGTGACGCGTTAGAATTCGACGTAAAGCATAGGTACAAAGTTCTTCGTGAAGTGATAGACGAGTCAAGCCAAAAAGTTCTTGTGTTTGTCCCATTCCGCCACGCCATTAGTATTCTGTCGAACAAATTAACCGCCGATAATATTAGTAACGAAATTATTCAAGGTAATGTATCCGCACCGCGCCGAACCGAGATTTTTAAAGCATTCCAAGAACAGCAACACCCCCAAGTTCTGATAATTCAGCCAGCCGCCGCTGCACATGGGGTTACCCTGACCGCTGCGAATACTGTGGTGTGGTGGGGTCCGACTAGTTCACTGGAAACTTATTCTCAGGCTAATGCCCGTGTTCATAGGTCTGGACAGGCGCACAAGTGTACAGTGATACAACTGCAAGGTTCTACCGTTGAAAAGCACGTTTACAATTTATTAGACAGTAAAATTGATGTTCACACACAAATACTAGATTTATACAACGAATTGCTTGACTAGCCTATTCTATGATACTAGAATGCCCTTCCCATAACGAAGGAGGGTTTAGATGGGCGTAGATAGGATAGAGTTGGAGAAACTCACCAAGGTTTACTTAAAAATAAAAGACCGTCGAAACGAACTATCTAAGCAGTTCAAAGATGAAGACGGTGAGTTAAAGGCACAGCAAGAGACTATTAAACGGGCGCTACTCGACCATTGTAAAGAACATGGGGTAGAGAGTGTACGTACATCAGAAGGACTTTTCTATCGGAGCGTCAGAACACGTTATTGGACATCCGATTGGGAAAGTATGTACCGGTTCGTACAGGAGAATAACGTACCGGAATTTCTTGAAAAACGATTGAACCAAGGGAATGTGAAACAGTTCTTGGAAGAAAACCCAGAATGCGTACCCCAAGGTTTAAATGTCGATAGTGAGTATGTAATCTCTGTAAGGAAAAAATAATGAACGATCCGGCGTATGTGCCAATAGAGGATGTGTCTAAACATTTTAGTGTTAGCATATCCACAATCCGCGGTTGGATAAGGCGTAAGCATATCCCCCCATCTACGTATATCAAGGTTGGGAATACGTATCGTTTTTCCATCCCGGCAGTCGTATCTGCGCTGTCTTCTGTAGATGATACTCCCACACCAGAAGAAGTTAGTCCTAGGACTAACTTTGATCTCGATCCTGACGAGGACTTTTAGTGCTACGTTTAGATATTCACGACAAACTCTTTCGGGATGCGGCAACTATTAAATCTACATACTTCGGCGTGCTAGTGAATGCTGCACCTATCTCTAGGTCTTATTATGAGGAGGAATACGATCCAGACAGATTAAATACTCCTACGTGTTGGTCCGCTAACACACAAACGCCATCGCCAGATGTACCCTCACACCAACGCCAATCGGTAAGGTGTATGGACTGTAAGCACAACATAAGGGGTTCTGGTTATGGAAGTAGCCGTGCGTGTAGGTTTTCACAGCGGCTAGCTATATTACCCGAAGAAGATTTCGGTACAGTTTACCAGTTACGTTTGCCAGCTACCTCTATCTTTGGTGAGGCTCGTGACGGTAATCTGCCTATGCAAGCCTACGCTCGTTTTCTCAAAGAACACGACACACCGGCTGTAGCAGTTATCACACAGATGTATTTTGATGATGATAGCCCTACACCGAAACTCTTTTTCAAACCCAAAAGACCTCTGACAGAGGATGAACTGCGCGAAGCTGGTGAAATGATAAACCATGCCGATACAATTCGTGCTATAACATTAGAATTCACACCTTTCGAGAATTCTAAAATATCCCCGTTTGCTGAAACAGACGGTTTTCAATCCACTAAAATCTAGGAGAATAAGTATGGCTGAAGCCAGCCCAATATTTCGTATTGATGATGTTGAAGCCCTGTGGCCTCGAATTAATCGTTGCTATAGGTTCGACAACAAGAAGAAAAAGTCGGTCCCTTGTGATGCCTTTGATGACGGAGCCAAGTACGAAACAAGTTTCCGTATGAACAAGGTCCAAGCTAAAAAATTGTGGACCGCTATGCTTACGGCATATAAGGAGAAGGCAGCTACTCAAGACGGTTGGCCGGATAAGTTTGATAACCCCTTCACCAAGGGTGAGGACGGCACGTTTACTTTTAAAGCGTCTCTCAAGGGCGCTTACGGTAAAGATGCCACACGTAAACCTACGCAATACGACGCTAGGAATACCGTACTTGATGAAGATTTCATGCTGACAACGGGTAGTACGGTTAATATAGCCGTGTCATTCACGCCCTATAATGGTAGTATCGGCACCGGAGTATCATTACGTCTACGTGCCGTACAGGTTATCAAGTACGCTGTCATGGAAAGTCGTTCCCCCTTCGATACCACTGAAGGGTTTGCAGTTACAGCAGAGGTTGAAAATCCTTTCGATACCGCCTCTGAAGCTACCGAAAGTGGTGACGAAGTAGTTATTGAGGAACCGGTGAAGGTCAGTAAAAAGGCCACACCAGCCAAGGCTACGAACAAGGACTTGGATGCGTTGGTAGACGCTTGGGACGACTAAAGTAAACACATATAACTACGACCATACATTTTTTCGGGTTAGCCGGTGGGTGACTTTCCGCGGGTGTAAACACCTCCATAAAGTGTATGGTCGTAGTATCTCTTCAAAGGAAATGGGATGGATATAAATGATTTTCTTGGGAGGGCGTTAGGAGATGACGGGTTTTATTGTGTGTTCGCTTCGCACGCTACGGAGAACAAGCGTGTACAAAACTTCTATACCTCTAAAGACGCTCTCATAACCGCAACCGAACAATTAGACAGAGATGGGTTCGATACATATTTTGCACTAGCTACCTTCCAGACCGATAACTCCCGAAAAGCTGATAACGCGCACCAACTTAAATCTTTCTTTCTGGATTTGGATTGCGGTCCCGATAAGGAATACGCAGATCAATCCGCCGCCTTATCCGCGCTACAGAAATTCTGTGAGACACTAGATATACCTAAACCCACGCTGGTTAGTTCC